TTTCTTTTGAGCCTGGAGTTCGTCGGCAATCACTTTGCCTTTCTCCAATGTCTTTCCATCCTTGCGTCCCAGGACGTAGAGTATTGGAAGCAGAAGGCCCAAAGCTGCAATTATGTAGAGTTTGATCTTACTGAAGATGAACATCAGTGAACGCCTTCTTTATGATCCTTAAATCTTGCGTAGGCAGCTAATGCGATGCCGCCGACTGCGCACAACAAGAAGATAGTCTTCATACTCGACGAGTAGGGAACCAGGGCTTCAATTTGAGGTGTGATCTCGCCCAGCGCAGTAGCTGCCCCAGCAATACCCGCCCCAGCAATCGTCTTACTTTTAGCTAATGGTTTAGCCGCAGCGGCTGTTACTTTCTGAGGCCCAATAGGCCCACCCTCGTCTGAGGGAAGCTTAGCATCAGCCGAAAAGATAGCAGCCTCAGCTGCACGGCGGCGTGTTAATCCTTTCAATGCTGTGAGCTTGCCCTCTACTCGAGCTTTGTTCCAACGCATGAGTTGTTCAGGGACATCATCGTATAAGCCCTTGTTTAGTTTCTTTAAAAGTGTGCTGCTACGGAAGTTACCGCCACCGAGATTGTAGACGAAACTTACTATCGCGTCATACTGTCCTTGAGTGAGAGGTACAGAAACATGCTGCTTAACGATGCTTTCATGCTCAGATACGTCCAAACGTAAGCGTTCTTCAGCTTCAGAGGTTGTCCATATTGTATTAGATCGGACGCCCTTAGTTGAACCAAATCCACAAGTCCACTTATTGGCCGGACAACGGTACGCTCGTACCTTACCATCTTTACCTACGCGGTGTAGGCCCTCGAACCTCTTAATGAGTTCGATACCTTCTTCAGAGATTGATTGTGGGTGCATTACTTATCCAAATGTTGAGAAAAACGGATCTTCCCGCTCCATCAGTCCACTGCGAACTGCGGCAGGTCGATTAGCCAGTATCTGTGGTGAAAGGTCTCCTGGTTGGCGACCTGATCCCGTGTACCCTAAGTTGTCCATTGCTCCCAAAAGCTGGTTCACATTAAGTGCAGACTGATCAAGGATCTGCCCAGTATTGTTAAATGTGGCCATCAGTAGATTGTTTTGTACATCCATTTGTCTGCGCGTTGTATTACCTGCTTGGTCTACGCTTTCTTGGATTAGCTTCCCGTTTTGATCAAACGAGTTGGCGAGCTTAGTGTACTGCTCGCGGATTGATCCATCTATGTTATCGCCTTGTGAGGCCAGTACGTTACGTACAGTATCTAGACGGTTAATAATGTCTTCCCGGCCTGCAGCATCTTGTTGTGTCTGTGCAGGCATATCAGATGCTATAGCCTTTAGAGTACGGCCAAAGTCGGTTTGCATAGACTGTTGTTGATCTTGAGTATTCGCAGCACCTTGAGCAACCGCACCCTCGATGTTCATACGTTCACGGCTTGCAGCGTCTGCTGTGTTAGCCATGTCATCACGCATCACGTTAAAGCCTCCGGCAACCGTATCTTCCATCCTTGCACGGGATTGGTTGGCCAGGGTTGTATCGTCATTGTACTGGTTCTGGAACTGTCCAAAGGTATCTTGAATGCCCCCAACACCCCCCAGGATTTCTTGTTGGCCCTGTGCCAATCCACCGTAGTAGGTGTTCTGGTTGTTGCCGATAGTGTCCAACAGGCTGTTAATGTTATTCTGACCACTAAGGATGTCAGTAGACATTGTTCCAAGGGTATCTGCCTGACTAGCAAATCCAGTGTTCACATTGTCATTTAACGCATTGAACCCAGCACCAGTAGCGGTTCCGAGATTGCTAATAGCCTCATTGGTATTACCAAACTGTACGTTAACATTATCAGATAGATCACTTACCTTGTTACCTGCAGCCGTGATATTTCCACCCATAGTGTTTAGGCTGTCATTAACGCCAGCAAATCCGGTATCTACTGAACCCTGTACGTTGCCTAACGTGCTGTTTACAGTATCAAGGCGACCACCCACATCAGCAAAACCTGTGTTGGTTGTACCTTCAAGGCTACCAATGCGGTTCTCAATTCCAGATGTATCTACAACCTGTGTGGTTACAGATGTCTGCGGGATAGCCGCAATCTGATTACTAATGTTAGTCTGGCCTGTGGTAAGACCTGCCTGATTATCCAGCATTGTGTTTTGGTTATTGGTGAGTGTTTCACCTACAACTGCAGCATCTGCAAAACCCGCATCAGTGTTCTCATTGACAGCGGTCACACCACCCGCAACGGATGCGTCTACTTCTTCCACAGAAGCACCGCCGCCGCCGCCCTTATAGGCAATCAGGCCATAAGCCCGTGGGTGTAGATGCCGGGTGGGCATAAAAGGGTTATACAGTTGCATCTAAATCTCCATGTCGAATACATAATATTGAGTTTTGTATTTGTTGCCTTGCCGTGAACTCAGTGTCTGAAGGCGTCTTAACCAGCCCTTGCGTCCCCATACCTGCAGATGCGAACAGCCGTTCTGTTTGGCAAAGTCCTCAAACAATCTATGATCTGCTTCGACCTGCTTGAGTGAAACACCGTTGGTGGTGTTGGTGATGATCTGACACGTTTTTACGTTCTTCTGTGTCAGGAATCTAAGGGTGGTTGTGCAGACTATCTTGCTATCCGGGTCCAGTGTGATCCAGACAAAGACTGTGCCGTTTATGGCGTCCTTGAAGAGATCAAATACAGACATCTCATCGATCCCGTGGGACAGTGCTTTGTCTATGTCAGACTGTATGGAAGGCCATACATGCAATACTTCTGGGGGTGTTAGCAGGACAGTCCGAAACTCTGGGGTTTCATCTGTCATAAGTGCCTAAACTGATTGGTAATACTGTGTAAGATTGTAGCACTTAGTTGATGTATTAGCAAGGGTTAAGTCTATAATTTAGTAATAGTAACGTAGCCATGATTTGTGTTTGATCCGCCAGAACCGTTGTTGTAATGATCGGTTAAAACAATATTTCCCCCACCTAAAGCAGTAGAAACGTATGATCCACCTCCACCACCGCAAGTACGGTCATCATCTCTACCTGACCCACCTCCAGAGTAACCACCCCCAGCACCAGAACCTCCGTACCAGCCCTCGCCACCGCCGCCGCCGCCAAATCCACCTTCACGGTTAGAGACGCCGTTTGCACCAGTGTCATTCCTTGCGCTAGTGTTTAGACCTGCGGCTCCCCCTTGGCCGCCAGATATTGCGGCGAGACCCCATACATTAGAAGGTGCAGTAGCCCATGTCTCGCCAGAGGTGAAAAATCCACCACCCGCACCTGGGGTATCGAAACTGGAACCTTCATTTGCTGTATTGCCCCCATTTCCGCTTGATCCACCTCCTGCACTCGGGCGACCATTATTATACCCATCCGATCCACCAGCTTTACCCGAACTGTTTTTAGTAGCATGAAATGTGTTGTGCCTACCGTCAGTTGCTGCGTTATCGGTCTGACCACCGCCGCCGCCCGCAGCGACAAGGCAATCCGTTTGATCGTCTGCTAACCACACAAAAGAACCGCCGCCGCCGCCGCCGGAAACTGGAGAAGAACCCTGATGACTGCGACCCTTTTGTCCAACGATGATGTTTAAAAATTCACCGCCTTCAAAAGAAAAAGTTCCCTGAGCTATAGCACCGTAGCCGCCATAAGATGGATTCCTATTGATAGTGTTCGCACCTTGCGCTCCCGCACACTTTATTGTGTAGGTTCCCGTTTCTGGGACTAACCATTGTTGAGTTCCTTGGGAAGTCATCTTAAACCAAGTAGAATTATTTACCCATACAGTTCCAGAATATGCACTCTGACAGTTTGCTAAGGTAGGGCCGTAGCGACCTGTAGATGAAGCGTTAGTAAAGGTATGGTTTGTGAAATCATAGGCAAAAAAACTACCACCACCAACACCACGACCAAAGCCACGCACAGAGCCGCCACCAAGCGACCCTAACATAGGCGCATACAGGATTTGAGGTTTCTTAGGAATAATGAAACTCATTGTCGTTACTCCTTATTCAAATGCTGCGACTGAAGCCAAAACGGTAAAGGTAGCATCCGCTGTTTTGATGATTGTGAATGAATAGGTGTCGATCCCAGAGGCCGTGCCTTCTGTTGGCGCACCGCCCTGCCACTTTGGTGTGACCGCAGCGCCATCGATCTGATAAGCATTGAGGTAATAGGCGGTTGAGCCTTGAGCCATAGGAACTGCACAAGTAACAGACTGACCAATCGCAAGGACACTATTAAGAGTATTGGTGCTATCCCCAATGAAATTGATGGTGCGATTTGCTGTCTGGTTATTTGAGAAGAACACAATGCCTTGGCCTAAAAAGTCGTAGTTTATAGTCCCAGATGTTGATGTAGCTATTGCCACCTTCTCTTTAATTTCCTCAACAGCCAGACCTGTGTTCAGGCTCATGTGCTTGCCGCTGTCGGAATACTGGAAGTTAACCCCAGCACCTTCAATCGTAATACCCGCACCATCAGCCGCTGCACTGTTAGCTGCGCCATCTGCAATCGTAATGTTGATGTCGGCAATATCGAGCGTAGCAGAGTTAATGGTTGTTGTAGTACCTGTCACAGTCAGGTCAGGGATAGTAACCGCACCAGTAAACGTAGCACCGGCTAGTGGGGCATAGTTAGCACCTTGTGCAGCAACCGCAGCAATGGATGTTGTACCTTGAGCCGCAACCGCAGCTACTTGCGTATCACCCTCGTTAATAACCGCAGAAACCGTATCAGCTACGTTTAGAGCCTCAACCGCTTTGCCCAAAAACACTAAGTCTTTCGGATCAGTTGTAGACGCAGCCAATGACTGCGCTTTGGTATCAATCGCTGTAATGAGCGAGGTGAAATTAGTGTTTGTTGTTGGCATGTCCTAGACTCCTAAATTCAACAAGTTTTCGTCTTCAAGAGCCTCGACTTTAAGATTGAGGCTAATATCGGATGTTTCATAGTCGGATTGGTTTACGTTGAAATCTGATGTGGATGCTTCCCCAGAAACTTCGGCTAGGGAGATTTTGCTGTCTCGCATCAGGTCGGCTAGTAGTCTTGCTTTGCTCATTTGGTGATTTCCTTATTTACGTTCATTACCAGCCGCTTCCAACAAGGAAGTTTTCATCTACGTTTGCCCAATGGGGTCTTCCAGTGGTTAGACCAAGGGAATAATTATTCTGGTAATTTGTACTTTGGACAAGATTTCCATAAGCTAAAGAGGTATTTAGGGGGTGGCGCTTAACGTAACCCCAAGA